ATGTTAACGGCTCAAGAGGGGAAGATGCCCCTTAATGTTTGCATCAGTTCTAGGAAGTTTGCTTTTGGGAACATACAAGAGTTGCTGGACAAGGCTTCCCGTGGCAATTATCCTTTAAAAATTCACAAATGGACAATACTGGAAGTTACAGAAAAATGTAAAGAGAAGCGTTCTGGTGAATATGGTGTTAATTATTATGTAGATGAGGAATTGTTAGAGGCGATAACAGAAGATCAGTTCCTGGCAATAAAGGAGCCGTTTAGAAGGGAAAGGTTTGGCAAGGTAGTTGGATATAAAAATTGTGGGAAGTGCGGAATCTTTTCTTTTTGTCAGGGAAGGTTGAAAAAGCAAGAAGAAGATAACAAATTTTTGCAACCGATTGAACAAGTTAGGAATCTATTTTTTACTGATGATCTTTGGTTCTTTTTATCCCAAAGGCTTAACCGAAAACCTTCTTCTAAGGGAACGGTCTTTCCCATGTGGAGTGAAGAATCTCATGTGAAATCTTATGAAGAAATGTATCGTATTCTAACTGGTGAGCCGTATAAAGATGGGGAATCTTTAACATTAGATCAATTAGTTACAGAGTTTGAAAAATATAATTGTCCTGGGTATATCGGGGTCGATTTTGGGTTCAATTGCGCTGTTTGTTTGTTGGCGTTTGTTGATGGCTCCGATAGGATTTATGTCGTTGATGAATATGTATTTTCTGGGGGCTCTGACGCTGATTTTGCGTATGCCTGTAACAAAGAGTGGGGGGCATACTCAAAGCTTATGACAAAGGGGTTCCCAGATATTGCTAGTCCTGGCGGGATTAAGGAGTTTGCTAAATATTTCCCTATGGTTAAAGATGACAAAGAATACAACAAGATGAGTAAGATCCCTGAATATAGGTCTGGTTGGATAAGGAAAATGTTGAAAGGCCCTGGGACTAATTTGGTGAGGCTTTATACGAGTTACAATGTCGCAAAGCTCAGGGAAGAAATGCCATTTTATCACTATAAAATTGATATAAAGTCTGACGAACCTAGTGATATTATTGAAAAGAAAAACGACCACGCAATTGATAGTTTGGGAAATATTTTGGTGGGGCTGTTCGGTCTTACAAATCAAGAGGTTACAGTAGCTTTAGATTCTGGGCTCGATCATATCGAAAGTTCTTTGCCGATGAAGGCCCCTACAGCGGTTGAATTGGCAGATTTTGCTGGCAGGGGTTCTGAGTTCGTGGCAGAACGCGTTCCAGAAGATAACGATGTTTCTGACGGTGAGGTTGATTTTGATTTTGCTTAATAAAATTATTGAGTAAATATTATATAATATATGGATACTATTAAGAACGGAGGCTAGTAAATGTCGACATTAAATTTTTATTTAAAATTGTATGGGTATAGCGACGAAGACGACGTTGTAACGCCACAAGAGCAGGATTTTAATTGGACTAGGGACATAAAAGATATTTCAACGACCCTACAAGGGGATATGACCTATACCCTTTCTGGTTCGGGAGATACAACAATCCCGCTTCCAACAACTGCGATTAACTTTTTGTACATCGAAGTTGACGGTACTGTCTATTTGAAGTTGAACGGTGATACTGGGATTACCCAAGTTATTTCACCTTCTGAGGCTGGAGAGAGGGACGGGCTTTATTTTAAGCGCGGGAGTGTAACGAGCATAGTCATAACAGTTCCTGGGGCCGACGATGTCAGTGCTAAAATTATAATGGGAGTGTAATACATGTTTGAAAAAACAAGAAATTTATTTTCAAAGACGTACGAAATTGTAGAGGGGAGGCTGGACGAATATATTTTGAAGGCCAGGGCTTCTTCTTTTGACAATTTAGAAAAGTACGCTATTGATTTTGAGGAAGATGAGAATTCCTTGGGCTCTGCTCAGGGTTGGTTGGAGAAATATTCCTACATCAATTTTGATTTCCTATACCAGATGTCTGTGAATAGTGTATTCACAGCTATCCTTTTAAGGAGAGTCAACGAGATTGCTTCGTTTGCTCATCCTCAAAGGAATAAGTATGAGCCAGGGTATATGATTAAAAAACGTGATGAAAAAGAGGAAGTAAACGACAAGGAACAATCAGAGATCAAAGAGCTTGAAGAGTTTATTTTTAACACTGGAATGGAAGAGGGTAGAAGTAAAATAACAAGAAACCCAAAGAATTTTGAGGAGTGGGTGAGGCTCACCATAAGGGACCGATTAATTTATAACATGTTAGCCACAGAGCGTGTTTTTAAACAGGTTCAAAAAAAGGAAGATAAATTGCCAGGGCTTCATTCTTTTTATCATGTTCCGTCTCACAGCATCAGGTATGCCGTGAACACAAGTGACGATAGCAACCTTGGAGACGCCAAAAAGATTAAAGAACAAATAAAAGCTTCTATGTTAGACAACGTATTCACCAACAATCCTTCTACTCGCACGGAAATCCAAAAAAGAATTACAGCCGAAGACATTTGGTACGTTCAGTTACATCATCAAAGGATTATCAATGTTTTTAACAATGAGCAATTGGTTGTCAAGCAAGGCAATTTAAATGCGGAGCTTGATAATAACGGGTACTCTCAAGGTGAATTAGAGTTGGCGGTTAATTTGATCAGTGCTCATGTGTTCACGGAAACTCATAACCGTCTTTATTTCACACAAGGATTTTCTAATAAGGGGATTCTGGTTATTAAGCAAAGCATGAACCGTAAAGTAATGGAAAGGTTTAAGCAACAATTCCGTCAACAAATGCAAGGAACGGCAAATGCGTTTAGGGTTCCTATTTTATCTGGGACAGATGTCAGTTGGGTCCCCCTTCAGGCCAATATGAAAGATATGGAATGGGAAAAGTGGACTAACTATTTGATTAAATTAATTACGGCTATTTTCCAAATGTCCCCTCAAGAAATCAATTTTGATATTTCAAAAGAAGGTTCTGGCCTTGGCGATAGTGGTGAAAGACAAAAGAGCATTATCGCTCATTTTAAAGAGACAGGCGTACAGCCCCTTTTGAGATGGCTAGAGGGTGTTATAAATAAAGAAATTGTTCGTTACTATAACGAAGACTATTATGCGAAGTATGTTTTTAGGTTTGTCGGCATAGATAATGAACAAGAAAAAGAGGAAGTCGAAAGGCTTACCAAAGAAGTTCAATTTTATAAAACTGTTAATGAGGTGAGGAAAGAAAGAGACTTGGAAGAATTGAGTGAGGGTGGAGATATTATTCTTAGCCAAGTCTATCTCCAAGCTCAACAATTTGCTGAGATGGGTGAGGGTGGTTTTGACGGAGAGGGGCCTGTTGATCAATCAGAAAAGCAATCTTCTAGTGACAAGACCCCAGAGATGAAGGATGTCATGTCTCAAGACCCTGGAAAGGCCAAAAAAGCAGTTAAGAAGTCGGTCGCAAGTCTTTCTAATAAGCTCCATAAGGTCGAGTGGTACAATAAATGAGCGTCGTAAAGATTTATTGCGAACATGGCGAATGTATTGAAGAGGTTAAAGAGGAGCTGATAAAAGCGTTCTCAAGTAACATGGATGCGTCTGATCGTTTTGCAGATCCGCTTATGGAAGAGCTGTTAGAGGAAGGTGATAGTTGGTATAATTTTTATTTTTTAGAAATGGTCAAAAAAATTATCGAGGTTTTATCTAGCGATGTTGATTAACAAAAGCAAGAGAAAAAAAATAGAGAAAACAATTGATAAGTTTTTCAACGCCATAATCTTCAAAATTGCTGGCTCAAGTGAGATTACGGCTTCAGAGCGTAAAGAGCTGGAAGAAGAAGGCATTATCGGGATTTACGAGGCGCAAAGGCCCTACTCCGAAGAAGCCTACTACATCGGTAGAATTAGGAACCCGTTGGCTGGCAAATACGAAAAAAGCGATTTAAACAAATTCAGAGTTTTTGACTCTAGGAATTACGTCCCTCTGGGTGAAAAAGAAAAGTTCGCCATTGCCAACGCAAAAGAATCTATGGGTGTTCACATAGCAAAATTAAAGGCGAATGTAAAGGGCTCTGTTTTGGGTTCTATTGCCGATGCCAATAATGATTTCGCCCAAAAAACATTAATGCAATCGCTTAGTAGCATAACAGAAGACAATATAGCCAAAAGAAAAGGCGTTAGGAAATTGGCTGTTGATTTAAGAGATGCTACTGGTGATATGAATAGGGATTGGCAGAGGGTGGCTTCTACAGAATTAAGTTCTGCTTTCAACAACGGGGCCGCAGATGCGATTGCCGCAAGGAACAAGGGCAAGGACGCGGGGGAAGTTTTGGCATATAAAATTGTCTCAAAAGATGCGGCTTTATGTAAGTATTGTAGGGGGTTCTATTTGATGCCTAATGGTGAAAACAAAGTTTATAAGTTGTCACAACTAAAGGCCAATGGGACTAATTATGGGAAGAAGGCTTCTGAATGGAAGCCAGTGATCGGTCCGACTCACCCGAATTGTTTTATTGATGGGAGGGTAAAGGTTTATACTAGTACTGGTTGGAAACAAATAAGGGATATAAAAATTGGGGAATTTGTTTTGTCTCATAAGGGTAAATTTAAGAGGGTTATCAATACAATCCAAAATCAGGTACAGCAAAATCCTGAATTGTATTCAGATAAATACGGTGGAGATGTATACAAAATTACATATAATTTGAAGAGAGTTTTTGGTGGTAAAAATAATTTAAAAAGAGTGTTAAAGGTCACCCCCGACCACAAGTTTTTAACACAAAGGGGGTGGATAGAAGCGCAAAATTTATCCAATAAAGATGAATTTTTTCAGCCGTATTTTGTTTCTGATTGTTGTAATGACGATGTGATATTCCTTCCTTATGGCGAATGCAGTGGCAAATGTAAATGCGTAAAAAGGGGAAATTGGGTGGTGGGGAACAGAAAGGGTAAAAATACGGAGGAATATCGTCAAAGGGTTAGAGAGCAAATGGAGAAAAGATACGAAGGGTCTTCTTTGAAGTTGAATCATGGTGACAGATATGGGTTTGATAATGGTGTCGAGATTCTATCGGTAGAGAAATTCAAACATGGAAATTTAAAACATGGGAAGTATCGCGAATGTACGCTATACGATATAACCGTAGAGGACGATGAGAGCTTTATCGTTGAGGGAGTGGTTTCTCATAATTGCCGCTGTACGTTGGTGGAATTGCCTAAAGGTTGGGGGTTTAAAGAAGGGACTCAAAGGCCGACTTTCGAGGGTATGGATTTCAACATATTGAAAGAACAAAAAACAAAATAAAAAAAATAGGGGGAAGTATGGGCAGACCAAAAAAGGAAAATTCTTTAAAAGGTCAGGTTTTAGATCCTTTAGAGGAAGAAGAGAAGAAATTAGAAGCTCAATTAAAAAAGGTTCAGACTTGTAATAAGCTGATTAAAGCACAAAATCCTTTTTCTGTTGACATCCCCGATAAGGGGCTTCTAGGCTCTTTAATTAAAAATTTCAGGGAATTCATCAAAACTCAGATTTTGTTGACTCAAGAGGGCACAGACGGTGCTTCTCGTGCTTGTTGCCCTGCTTCAGGGAGCGGTTTCAGCGATGAAGAGGTGAAGACGCTAAAAATGTTTGCTAAAAGAGCCGTCAGTGTCGCCACCCCAAATAAAAAAGAGAAAAAAATAAAAACAGGGGTTGATTTAGAGAGTGGTGATAGGCTATTAATAAAAAGTAAGGCGGTTTTTGATAAGGGGGTTGAAGGTAGGGTGTTGTTGGCGGCTGGGGAGAGAGTTTTCTTTAACAAAAGCATAGATAATGATTTGATTTTGGTGATTGATGAAGAGGGCTGTGAAGGCAAAATCAGCAAAAACAAAGTAGTGAAAGAGGGCTCAGATGTGTGATAAACAAATACAAATTGGCACTAAAGTTTTTTATGTTCAAAGGGACCCGACCCTGGAAAAACACTATTGCTTTGGTTGCGCCCCTGTTGTTGAAATCTTTACGTACGATTCAATAGAGGGGGTTGGGTCTTTTGATATTGATAATGTAGAAAGGGTTATTGTTGAGGTCGATATAAATGACAATGGGGAAACAGAGTACAGGTTAGATTTGAACAAGGAAGAATTCATGTTGGAAATTACTGATTATATCATAAGACTGAATCAAGTAGTAGGAAATATTTAATAAATAAAAGAAAAGGAGAGCAAAATGGCTGACAAGAAGAAGGGCACAGGCACAGTTGTTAATGGTAAATTTGGTGGTGGCAATGGACCTAAAGGGCCACCAACCGACGCAATGGGGCAAATGTTGCAAATGGTTCGCTCACATGAAATCGGACTGAAGATGATTGCCAAAAAAATAGCAGAAATCGAAGAGGGCGTTTTTACTAATTCCCGTTACCATGATTTGATTACTTTG